ATCATCGACTCTGATTATTATCATGAGTGTTTTATGATGCTGCTGAATGTGTCGGATGTCCCCGTCCATATCAAAAACGGCGAAAAGATTTGTCAGGCTGAACTCATAAAAACACTTGACTTTGATCTGACAGAAACTAAAATACAACCTACGCAATCCACTGAGCGTGTGGGTGGCTTTGGAAGTACAGGAGTATAATATGAACCGTGAAGAACTATTGGAACATCATGCTGAACTCTGTCAGCAAGCGATTGAAATCATGAAACAAAAAAATCATGATTACGCTGGTAAAGGTGGAGAACAGCCTTTTGCAAACTTTGAACGGTGTGAGTCGATGGGTGTTTGTTCTGTAGAGCAGGGTTTCCTTGTTCGAGTTGTTGACAAGGTGTCTCGACTTTCGACGTTTACCTCTGCGGGTGAACTCAAGGTCAAGGGGGAGTCATGGCATGATGCTGTTCTTGACATCATCAATTACATGATTCTGTTTAGTGGATACGTCACCTCGAAGGAAAACAATGATTCGTAATACACTTATCGCCCTTTCTCTTCTCACTACAACCGCACATGCAATTACAGAAAAGGAGATGACTGATGTCCTTGCCGCAATTCGTATTGTTGAGTCTAACGATGACCCTAATGCTGTGGGTGATGGTGGAGATTCTATCGGCTGCTACCAAATCCAAAAGTGCTACTGGTTGGATGCGAAAGAATTTTCTGATCTTGATGGGACATATCTGGATTGTTACAATCGTGGGTATGCTGATCGAACTGTGCGTTTCTACATGGATCGGTATGCAACCAAGCGTCGGTTGGGTCGTGAAGTAACTCAAGAGGATATCGCACGAATTCACAATGGTGGTCCTAACGGTTACAAGAAAGAATGCACAAAGAAGTACTGGTCAAAGGTAAAGAAGATTTTGAATGGGTAAATTCTATACGAGTGTCATCCCATACGGAGACACCATTCTACATCGCGGAGTGGACGAAAACGGGGAGCGGTTCTCATATAGGGAATCGTTTTCTCCCCGTTTCTACGTCCCTGCAAAAACTAAGACAAAGTTTCGATCTCTAGAGGGTCAGTATCTAGAGGAAGTATCATTCGGAGGAATGGGTGATGCGAGAGACTTTATCAAAAGATACAACGGTGTCCCAAACTTTGAGATATTTGGTAACATCGACTATGTGTATCAGTTTATCGGCGACTCTTACGCCGGTGACATCGACTATGATCTAAACAAAGTAGTCATTGCATTTATCGATATCGAAACCACCTGTGAACTAGGTTTTCCTGATGTGAGAAATCCCGAGGAGCAAGTAAATGCGATCACCATGCGGGTTGGTGATCGTCGGTGGGTGTTCGGTCTCGGTGAGTTTCATATTGATGACGAGAACATCGAGTGTTTCGCATACGATGAAGAGGAACAACTGCTCGATGGATTCATTACCAAGTGGAGAGAGATTGATCCTGACGTTGTGACTGGTTGGAACGTCAAGGTTTTTGATATCCCATACTTGGTCTCTCGTATCGACAAACTTCTCGGATCAAGTGCCGCTAATCTTCTCTCTCCGTGGAAACGGATTCGAGAAAAGAATATCGGAACGATGAACGGCGATCAACTGACCTATGAGATTCAAGGTGTCGCTACTCTTGATTACTATGACCTCTACAAGAAGTTTACATTTGTAAACCAAGAGTCATATCGTCTCGACCATATTGCTTTCGTTGAACTCGGTGAGCGTAAACTCTCGTATGAAGAGTTTGACAGTATGTCTGAGTTTTACAAGAAAGACTTTCAGAAGTTTATCGAGTACAATGTCAAAGATACCGATCTGGTGTATCGACTCGAAGAGAAGATGAAACTTCTAGAACTGTCATTTGCTCTTGCCTATTCTGCGAAAGTAAACTTCAATGATGTATTCTCCCAAGTCCGAACTTGGGACTGTATCATCTATCACTATCTTCGGGATCACAACATCATGATTCCCCCGAAGAAGAATCAAGAGAAGCAGTATCAGTATGAAGGTGCGTATGTCAAAGAACCGATTGCAGGTATCCACGATTGGATTGCCTCTTTCGACTTGAACAGTCTGTACCCACACCTAATCATGCAATACAACATCAGTCCCGAAACAAAGGTTGATATTCCTGTGGTTCCGGGTAACCCTCACTGTATTACTGCAAACAACATTCTTCTTGGGTCTGCTCATCACATGAAGGGACCGCAAAAATGTGATCAAGAACTTACCAAGCGAACACAGCAAGGATACTCCGTCGCAGCAAACGGAACATGTTACACGAAGGAGTATCAGGGATTCCTTCCATCGCTCATGGACAAACTGTACCAAGAGCGAAAGATGTACAAGAAGAAAATGATTGAGTGTCAAAAGCGTCAACAAGCAGGCGAGGACATGGGTAACGAGATTGCAAAATACAACAACTTTCAAATGGTTCGCAAGATTCAACTCAACTCCGCTTATGGTGCGATTGGTAATCAATACTTCCGCTACTTTGACGTTCAGATGGCGGAAGCGATCACGACCTCCGGTCAACTTTCGATTCGATGGATCGCTGATCACCTAAATGCCTATTTGAACAAAACAGTAGAAACAGAGGATTATGATTATGTGGTTGCTTCCGATACAGATAGTGTCTATCTTCGCCTTGGGAATCTTGTGGACAAAGTATGTGGGGGTAAGTCCAAGTCGGAGGTGGTTGACTTCCTCGACAAAGCGTGCGAGCAAATAATTGAACCGTACATCGAAAAGGCATACAACCTACTTGCCGTAAAGATGAATGCGTTTGCAAACAAGATGATCATGGGTCGAGAAGTCATCGCAGACAAAGGTGTATGGACTGCGAAGAAAAGATACATGCTCAACGTGCATGATTCCGAGGGTGTCCGCTACGCAGAGCCTAAGTTGAAGATCATGGGTATCGAAACAACTCGGTCATCGACTCCGCAGGTGGTTCGTGATGCACTCAAGGAAACCATTGCACTAATCTTGCAGACAGATAATGATACTGTCATCGAATACATCGACAAGTTCCGCAAAGAGTTCAAGTCACTTCCTATTGAGGACATCGCTTTTCCTCGGGGTGTCAAGGGTCTCAAGAAGTATCACTGTCCCACGCACATCTACAAGAAGTCCACTCCTATCGCAGTCAAGGGTTCTCTGGTGTTCAATCGAAAACTAAAGGACATGGGACTCGACAAGAAGTATACTTCGATTCGTGAGGGTGACAAAATCAAGTTTGTCTATCTCAAAGTCCCAAACCTATTCGGAGAAAGAGTGATTTCATTTTCCTCAGGCTTTCCGAAGGAATTTGAACTAGATAGATTTGTAAACTATGACATGCAATTCGAGAAGGCATATTTGGAACCGCTCAGTAATATTCTCGATACCATCAACTGGCATACTGAGAGAATCAACACATTGGAGAGTTTATTCGGATGAATGTACAACTAGTAAAAATTATTACAGGCGAAGAGATTCTTTGCGATCTTGAGATTGATGAGAGTCCAGAAGGAACCACATATATTATGAAGCACCCTACCATTCTTATTCCTCAGGGTAATAGCAGCATGGCGATGCTTCCTTATATGCCTATGGCGGAGTTTGAGAACAAAACTCTAACGCTTCCCGAACGCAACGTCATTGCGGTTGCAAAAGCAATCAAGCAAGTTAGAGAACAATTTGAACAGTCAATTACAGGCATCGTTGCACCGCCGGAGAAAGAACTGATCACTCCGGGTCTCAAACTTACATAATGGAATTACCCGACCACATGTCGTTAGAGTTTATTTTCCTGAAATACCTTCTTGTATTTCTGGTTGCAGGTAATATAATGGGTGCAATGTATTGGATTCGTAGATGGAAAAAGGATAAAAACAAATGAGTGATTTTCTAAAGAGTATTATCAAAGAGACAGGAAATGAATATGCGTCGATTGCGGGAGATGGTATCGTTGGGTCTGATGTTTCTGGGTGGGTTGACACTGGATCTTTTGCTTTCAATGCCCTACTTAGCGGCTCTATTCGTGGTGGGATACCTGCTAATAAGATTACTGCCATAGCAGGTGAATCTGCTACGGGTAAGACCTTCTTTGCACTTGGTGTCTGTAAAAAGTTTCTTGATGATCACCCCGATGCGTTAGTTCTGTACTTTGATACAGAGTCCGCAGTCAGTCGTGAAATGTTTGAGGAGCGTGGGATCGATTCGAGTAGAGTTGGTATTTTCCCTGTCGCTACTGTTGAAGAGTTCCGAAAGCAGGCGATTACCATTGTAGATTCTTATCAGGAGCAAGATGCATCTGAAAAGAGACCAGTACTTATGGTGCTTGACTCACTCGGTATGCTTTCCACTGAGAAAGAAATGTCGGATACCGCTGACGGTAAGTTGACAAAGGACATGACTCGCGCCCAAGTGATCAAGTCTACATTCCGTGTTCTCACTCTCAAGTTGGGTCAAGCGGGGATTCCGATGATCATGACGAACCACACTTATGATGTGATTGGTTCGATGTTCCCACAGAAAGAAATGGGTGGTGGTTCTGGTCTCAAGTATGCCGCCTCCACCATTGTCTATCTCTCGAAGAGAAAGGTCAAGGAAGGAACCGATGTCATCGGTAATGTGATCCACTGTAAGTTGTTCAAGAGTAGGCTTACTAAAGAAAACTCCATGATCGATGTCATGCTTGATTATGAGAAGGGATTGAATCCCTACTACGGGCTAGTGGACATCGCATTGAAGCATGAGATCTTCAAGAAGGTTTCCACTCGCATTGAGATGCCGGATGGGACGAAGGTTTACGAAAAGTCAATCTACAAAGATCCGGAAAAGTATTTCACCGATGATGTAATGGAGAAACTTGATGTTGCAGTCGCTAAAGAATTTAGGTACGGCACTGATGTGGTGGAAGAAGAACCCCCCACTCTTGCCGTTGACCCCGAGTGATGTAGTCCGCTACACTTTCGCAAGTACATCAGGGGAAACACAACATCTTAGAATACTGTCAGGTGATTATGAGGGAATTGTTTTCGCTTACAATAATGTTCGTGTCCATGAAGAGACAGAGCAGGCTAGATTTGAGTTTACTTTTGATGTCGTAGAAAACCCAAATATGGTTGACACCAGTGGGGAATCGTTTACAATGATTCTTGGTGACATTCTCGTAGATGTCATCGAAAATCAGATGCAGCAAGGTAAGGATTTTTTGAATGAGACTAGAGGAAACGATTCTAAAGAGTCTGATTCACAATGAAGAGTATGCGAGGAAAGTTCTTCCGTTCATGAAGGACGAGTACTTTTCTGAAAAGACCGACAAGATCATTTTCAATAATGCGGTGGAGTTTTACGCAAAGTATAACACAGCACCCACTCACGAATCGATTGTGATTGACACTGAAAAACTGAATATTACTCAAGAGGAGGTGACCGAAATCGGAGAAACTCTAAAGAGGATCTCT